GAGTTATAAAATACACGCAGTCCTAAAAACAGTTCTGCACGAGCTTGTCGGATAAACTCAAGATCTTGTTCACGGTAGTAATCATCTGCGTTGTCGCCAAAGAAGAATCCTGATGTACCAGGCAGTTCGCTATTGACGATCGCCGACTCCAGCCGTTCTAACATGTCCCAATCGATCTCAAGTTCTACACCATTAAACATGTCTGACTCTGGATCAACAGTTTGTGTGGCATCTGTAGGCTGTTCCAAATAGCGACTGTTGCGCCATTCTTCTTCAAACCACCCGTGTAGGTTTGGATGCTTGCGCCAGTAAGCCAACTCTTTGGGCTTGGTCACTATTTTGTTGACATAATCTTTGGTGTCAGGATCATACTCTCCATTCTCCCAGTATTCCTCATACTGTTTTTCTTTAGCCGCAGCATAAGCGTACATGTCCAGACCCATATTATTTCTCCATTACAGCTTTGAGAACTTCTTGAACTTGCGGAAAGCCCTTGCGTTCTTCACGCTTGACCAGTTCCTCAATCATGTCTGCTTGCAAGTCATGTAGACCTGATACAAATGTCATGATGTCTTGACGTTTCATAACGTATTTCAAGCCCATAATTTTTTTTGGTTCTTTACTGTATTCCATGTCTGCTCCTTAGTCCCATGACTTCTTGTCACCGTGCAACTCATTCCACTCGTAACCAGCAAGATATTCGTCAATCTCAGCTTGGTTCAACTCTGTCACTGGGTCACCTTGATAACTGCCTTGAGGGAACCAATGTGGTTGGGCATAACGTCCGTAATAACTGTCGGCTGATCCACGATCAAACAATGATCCGTGACGCTCACGATCAAATTGTGGGCCTTTTAATGCCTGTACTACTTGTTCTTTTTGTTCTAATGTTGAATACATATCAAGCTCCTAATTTCTAACTATATGTAATATTATAGCATTTTGGTTATTTCTGGTCAACCAGGGTTAGTGCTTGCTAACTTGTTGATTTTGAAAGCGAAATTCACGTCTAAGCCAGTGTTTATAACGCTGGAAATATTCTGATTGCGTGTATGGCAAGTCATTGAACTCGTCACGCTCGCGACAGTTTTCTACCCAAAGCTGTCTTAACCAGACGCGAAACTCAGTGTTTTTCATACAGCACCCAAATATGGTGAGTAGATTTCTTCTGGAGCTTCAACAAAGTCAAAAGCATATTCACCTGTGTTGCCAATTGGCGTAACTTGTACTGTGCCTACTCCAAATGTTTGACTAAGTCTATGAAACACTGTACGAGCTTGGCTTTCGTTGATAGGACTAACAAACAAACAACCGTTGTAGAACTCAGTCTTGACTGGTTCATTGGTAAGAGTAGTTTTAACAATTTGACTCACACAAGTTTCAAACATGTTTTCTCCTAATTTCTAACTATATGTAATATTGTAGCAAATTGGGCATTTCTGGTCAACCAAACAAAACCCCTATAGATAGGGGTTGTAAGTCATTGATTTATAACAATTTTTATTGTATGGGACCCATGGTATCTATAGGATGCACACGGTCTTTTCTGCTGACCACATCGTCTATAATCTGATGGTACTCTGCTGGGTCCAACACTGTTTTATATATACGCATGCCCATGACCATTAACACTGCTGCCAGAGCCAGTGGATCGTGTTCTTCCAACAATGTGGCAGTGACTCGGCCAACCACGTCGTACACGTCAGTGATTTGTTCGCTCATTTTTTGAGATCCGTATTAAACAAACTGTTCATTACTCCAGTCCAGTATCGCAACCAAAGTTTGGTTTGTTCTTCTTGATATTGGGCCCAAGGACCCCATGGATTAGTTGGTTGTTGTTTTTGATTGTTCTGTTCATCTGACATATGAGTCCTTTCTAAATTCTATAATACGATTATAGCATCAGAAAATTTAGTTGTCAAACAATTTTTTGTGATGCTGCTTCAGAAGCAGTATATTGTCCATCGCTCAATTGAGCCTGTGGTTCAGCTACTTCGTCGCTGACAATAATATTGGTTTCTATTCCAGCCGAACTCAATCTTTCTTGATTTCTTGCTTCTCGCATGGTTGACACAATTGCCTGACCACCTTGTGTGTTGGTCGCAAGACTTTCCAACACAAAAGCTGCACCACCCTCTGTGGTGTCTAGTCCATAATCTGCCAAACTTGTTGCCAAACTGATAGGACTTGTATTAGGCACAAGATTGGCAAAATCTATATTCGACAATGCCAAGTTGACATTTACAGTGTCAATCAGCGACGAAATTGCATTCCAGTTGTCGTTTGTGTAGCCAACCAGCGTTGAGTTCAAACTCACAATAGAATTAACATTGGCCGTCATGTTGGAATTGAGGTTTACAAATGCTGCAGACAATGGCACTGATTCTGGGAAGCCACTGTAGGTTCCAGCACCCGGTAAACCCCCAGGTATGGTTACGGTATATGTACCTGGGTCAGGATCCACTCCTGGCGTAAATGATGTATAGTCTCCAGCAATGGTATTGGCCATCACAGTATATACACCGTTTACTGCATTGGTCAAATTAGCAAATGCGCCTGCAACAGTCATGGTATTCAAAACCGCAACAGTATTACTCAATGCATCAGTAATTATATAACCCGTTGGTGTGCCGATTACATCGGTCAACAACAAAATTCCATCGGGCCCTGAACCAGTGGCAAATGTGTTTCTAAAATAATCTAACACGTCTGCTGGGCACGGCGCAGTCAACGAGTTGATTAAATTTAAACCTTTGTTGGTTTCTAACCCAAATGTGGCTGCAGACAATCTTGGGCCAGTGGTATTAAATATTGTAGTAACTTGAATCAACGCGGCTGTTATTGCCTTGCTGGCCAAGGCTTGATCAGCAGGAACAATTTGTTTTAGCCGAGCATATGGCATGCTTTGAGTCACTGTACCTTGTAATGCTACCAGTACATCTGATGGTAGCTGAGTTTCTAAATTAGAATTAACTGTTCCAGAAGAATTTAGATAAACTGCTCGCAACCCATTGACTGTTGGTGCAGTAAATGTATTAAAGCTTTCTGGAAATATTTTTACAGGATTCAACAAGTCAGCCATTGTTGCTATACCAGGGGTTGTAACTCTTAATAATTTTAATATTTCTGTTAAATCACTGCCAGTGATTGTGGTCATTGCCTGATATATCAACTTTTGTTCAGCATCAGTGAATGTTGTATTAGCTAGATCGTTGACTTTGTCCTCGGGTATGCCAGCGTTGATCAATGCTGTGTCCAATGCTGGTACACTGTAACTATAAGTTGCAATTTGCTGTAATATTGCTGCAGGAGATCCAAAGTTGTCTAAATTTTCAAAATTTATTAGAATACCAAGACGACCAAGATCAACACTGAATGGAACAAATGCCACCGTAAGATCACTGAGTTCACCTGTGATAATATTGTCCTGACTGGTATAAGTTGTTGTCACATTGGCATTGTTGGCATTGATTGCACTTTTGATCAACTGATTATTAGTAAAAACAAACACATCGGCTGCGGAAAAAACTTGTTCAAATTGACCTAGATCACCATTGCCCATGATCTGATTGCTTTGTGTTGTAACAATAGAAGTCAACGTGGTGTTGCCGATGTTGCCTTGGTAAGCAGTGGGCACTGCATTGGTCAATGCTGGAAAAGTATTGGCCACAATGTTGATAGATACATAGCCTGAGTTTGCTATGTTGGCAAATTGACTTACTACACCAACACTGGTATACGAACTGATATTTGACGTAAGATCTGCATTGGCCGCAAGTGCTACACCGCCAATGTTGCCCAGTATTCCTGCGGCTGCGGTAAGATTAACTGCACTCAATGTTCCTAATATGGTCATTTTCCAACTATCACATTAGAACTGCCGCTGGTAGTACGACCGTGTGCGCATTTGTCTTGGTCACTGGATGTCAATAATGGTTTGCCATTGACCCGAACCGACGAACTACCTCCTGTGGTCACAGTTGCGCAATGTGTTCGGCCACGCGGACACGGCGGATGTGGAGTGACTGAAATTCCAGGATAGGCCGCCGGACGGCCGTTGATCAGCACAGAACTATCACCTATTTTAATAAGGCCGCCCGCGGTGTTGGGGTCTCCTTGACGCTGTGCCCTTCCTGACATTGTATTATCCCATTAAAATCTTGTTTGTCACAGGTTTGATACCTGTTGTTGCTTCAATGTAGCTGTCGCGTACTTCGTCGCGTGCCAATGCAATCATTGAGCATTGACTTTTATTTAGTGAGTAATTTTTGTCAGGATTTGCTGTAAACAAACTCATGATCATTTGGATACCTTGTGGGCCCGGTACCACAGTCAGCGGCTTACTGATAATATAGTTGCCATCTTCGTCAATGTCCACCACTTTTGTAACCACCTCATCGCCATTGGCAATTTTAATTGTGTAAACTAGTTCTTTTTCAATGTTTTTCATGTTATCCTAAATGTTTTTTAAGTTCTGTGAATCCGCCAATTAACTCATCATCTAAAAAGATTTGAGGTACTGTGCGAGCTGTGGGTACTGCTTCTAATAAATCTTCTCGAGTGTATCCATCACCGATTTTCTTTTCTTCAAATTCAATGCCTCGTTGCTTTAGCAATGCTTTTGCTTGATCACAATAAGGACAGTGATACTTTGACCATACTACTGCTTTCATAATTTTTCTCCTGTTTGTTATTATAGACTAGGTAATGCGTCGTAGTCAAGTGTGTCTGACATCACACCAATTACATAGTTGGTTGATTCATTTTCCTGTAAGGCTGTTTGTTTGTTACTGGTATTCACATGCTTGTTGAACCAAGGAATAGGAGTGGTTTTTGGTGCCGGAGTTTGGTACTTGATGCCAATTTCTTTGAGTGCACCTTGAGCTGTGTAGTCCACAAAATCTTTGAGAATTGCGGCATTGAGTCCGATAACTGGTCCTTTGTTGAACAAATAGTCGGCCCACTGTTTTTCTTCACGTATGACATCTTGGTACATGGCATATACTTCAGCTTCGCATTCAACCTTGGCTGCTAAGAAACGTGGATCTTCCTTGACCACTTGATTGATCAAAAACGCTGTCCATTCTTTGTGTAAGATTTCATCTTGAAGAATTAAACTAATAATGTTTCCGTTGCCAATGAAGATGCGATTTTCAACCATGGCCAGGCTTGTGGCAAAGCTGACCATAAAGCGGAAAGCTTCTAATCCATAACTGGCATTGAGCGCCAGCCAGATAGCACGTACATGTTCGCGTTCGTCCACAGTTTCACCAGCTTCTTTACGACAGTTGATCACATGCAATTTGTCATAGTAATGACCGATGCTGGATGCCATTGAAACTATTTCATCTGTGTCATGAATAGTGTTGAACACATCCTTGGGCACATTGTAGATGTTGCGAATGATGTGACTGTAACTGCGACTGTGAATGTTAGTTTCAAAAAAGCTCCAGTTGTACATCAATGCTTCAAGTTCAGGAATCGAGCATACGGGCGTGAATACTTGTGTGGGGCCACGACCTTGCAAACTGTCCAGTGCTGTTTGGCGCAATAGATTCGATGTAAAGATATGACGCACAGTGTCTGATGCATCTTTGAAGTCTGCGGCATCTTTGGTCAATGACACTTCTTCAGGGACCCAAAAAAATCCACGTGCTTCTTGTTCAAATTTAACAATCTTGTTGTATTTGACTTCTTCAAATCGTTGAATAGTCACAGGACCAGCTGGGTCCAAGAACATCTTGCGATGTAGGTAATCAGTTTTTGTTTTTAAGTTATATTGTTGTTTGCTCATAATTTGCAACTTTCGCAGTCTTCGACATTGTCGTATTCAACAGGCTCCATGGCCTGTACATTGTTGGGTTGTGTGTTAGTAGACTTACTGCCGGCTTTGTTGATCAAACTGTAGTAAAATGTTTTTAATCCCCAGTGGTGTGCCTGCATCAAGTTACGAGCAATCAATGTAGTTGGTACCTTACGATCCGCAAAGTGTGCTGGATTATAGAATGTATTGGTTGAAATTGATTGATCAACATAAGCAGCAATCACTGCGGCTGTTTTCAAATATCCATCACAGTCTTTTTGTTCCCACATTAATTGATATTTGTTTTTTAACTTATGATATTCTGGAACCACTTGTGTTAGACTGCCTGCTTTGCTTTCTTTTACAGTGATCAAACTCATTGGCATTTCAATGCCGTTGGTTGAGTTGATAACCACTGAACTAGATTCTACAGGAGCCACCGCCATCAATGTGGCATTGCGTACACCATGTTGTTTCATGTTGTTACGTAGTGTTTCCCAATCCAGTTCGGGGGAGAAGTCTGCCAATTCGTCGACACCTTTGGCACGTAATTCCCACGGGAAGGTGCCTTGACCATAACGTGTTTTGTCGCTGTGAGCACAGGCACCACGTTCCTTGGCCAACTCCACAGTGGCTTCTGTTAAGTAGTATGCTTGATGTTCCATCCAGGATTTTACATCTTGTAGTGCATCCTTGTCTCCATACTTGAGACCACGTTTGGCATGCCAGTAAGCAAGATTGGTAATACCAATGCCCAAGGGTTGAATCTCATCGTTTGATAGTTTACTTTGAATACTTAAGAAATCTTGGTAATCAAGTATATTGCACAAGCTTCGCTGAAGAATGCGGCAAGCCCGGCGCATATCCTCTGGGTTACGGAAAGCCCCCCAGTTGATTGATCCGAGGGTGCAGAGGGCGATACGGCCAGCGTCGTCATCCAGACGCTTAAAGG